CTGCAATGCAGTAAGGTGTTAGAAAGAAAAATATTTAATATAATGCTTATTATAGCAAAGAAAAGAAAAAAAAATAATTTCTAGGTCGCCTAGTATTCTTAAGAAGAATTTAATTATAAATAAAGACTGTAATCAGAGGAAGTAAAAACTATCTTCTGGGTTGGTGGTATAGGGCTTAGTTGGCCAAAGGTGTTGCTTTTGACGTTCAGTCCTATCTTTGTTGAAATACTGTTGTTGATCAGTAAGTTCTAGCAAAGTGGGAAATCGAGTAGGTAGGAGAGTACCTTCATCGATTAGAGTATCGAGGCCTAATGTGTGGAATCGGATAGGCCGAGGCTGTACTTTAACTTCAGTTGTTAAATGATGCCATATGTCATAACATATATTGTAGACAAGTTTTGATTGTCCCATAGATGCCATAGCTATGCCAACACAGGATGAAGCGAGGGCGCCAAGGTTTCGGTGACGCTCAGGATAAAGTAGTTGAGCTAAGAGGGAGAGTGGATCACGATATGCGATACCATTCTTATTTTGGTATGAAAGTACATCGATGTCTGAAAGATTGTCAGAGATTGATGACTTATCAATATTAAGATCAGCGTTGAAACGAGTTTTCGCTTCAGTTCCAATCTTAGTAAGGAAGTCTTGACCATAAATGGTAAAGACGTGTTCAGGAAAAGCGATTAATGAATCATCGCCTTGGATACGAATGAAGAAGTCTTCAGAGTCGATATCTATTCCTAAAGAGGAAAGGGTAGTTAAGATCATAATGCAGTTAACGAATGAATCTAGAAGTTGTGTTTCTTGATATCCGGATGCAATACCATTATGAGTGAACTGATAAAGATTACCAGATTCAGCTCGTATGGGAGTGAACTTAATGGAATGGGTCATCCATGTCCAAAGATTTTCTAACTTTTGAGGGTCAGTAAAGTTGTTTCCTTCGGGGTATTCGTTGGTAGGGTGGTATCCGTTATTGAAATCAAAGTATGATTTCCAGATAGCGTGGACGTCGTCAATCACTTCAAAGAGTGCGTTACGATCGAATCCAGACCAGTCGATGCCGAGAAAAGTAGAGGGTCGGACTGATGAGAAGATATGGTTGTAGAGACGTTTCCATCCGCCTTTAAAGGTTTCATATCCCCATAACATGGGAGAAGAGAACGGCTTGTTAAGATATTCTTTCATTAAGGGCCAGAGAAACATGTTCTCAGCGAAGAGGAGAAGTTTAGGTGTACCAAATACGGCTCTATTCTTATCGGGCTTATCAGCAGGAACAATATGTGCTCGAGTGTGTAATGAATGCCAGTAGTAAGGAATTGGGATACCGGTTGAGGTCCAGAATTTTCCAGTTCGACGTTTAATGTCATGAATATAGGTTCTATTCTTTTCGAAAATTTCATTGTAAAGGTTGTGAAAAGTTCGACGGGAGGTGTCGGTTAAGTTAAGCGAATGCTTAGCTTTAGTGTGGGTGTACCATCTCTCTTTAAAAGAGTAGGGTGCTTCAGCACTGGTTTTCAAGTTCCAAGGGTAATACCTTAGATCAGGAAAAGCGACGGGTTTAAGTTTGTGGTCAGGTCTAAAAAGTCTTTCAGTCACTTTGAGAGCTTTGAGATAATGTTCGTCTTTAGATAAAGTGAACTTTGGGTTATCAGCTCGTAAGAAGTTGATTTCAGATTGTAGGTCGGAACCATCAGATCGGCGAAAACCATTGATGATTGTTTCGGCTTCGTTAGGAGTTGCGAATTTAAAAATTGCTTTTCTAACTATACGTTGTAGTAGTTCGAAATTTTCACCTTGAGGAGGTTTGGGCTTGAATTGAGAGTGAATTTGACGTAGG